CAATGGCTTCTACCAAGTCAGAATATTCTTCTGCCTCAGAGTTATTTGGGAAAAGGTCAACAATGTCTTTGTTTTCTTCTAGATTCTCTAGGTATTCCCGTGGAACTAAGCCATAGTAGGTCAGTAGAAGAACCTTCTCATCTTGGTATTGGCTTACCTCTTGGGTAGGCTCAAGGTCAGAGTCATCTCCAGTAGTGGTAATGTTTACCTTACGATAGATGCCAGCCTCGATGCCTTGGACAACCTTGTGGATAGAGACATACTTCTCAATCGCCACACCCATACAGTCGCTAACCGAAACACCATTGGGGTCAAACAAGAAATTTTTTGGATTTACAGGAGAAATCTTAACAGAAATTCTTTCTCTCTCCAACACTCCAATAGCCGCTTGCCCCATCTGGTTAGGGATTGGCTGAGTAGAAGGGACATACTCTGTCTCAGTCATCACCACAACTTCGCCTATGCCTGTGCCATAGATTTCAGCCATCAGTTCAATCTGATCAATGGCTTTCCTGATCTTGTCTTTCTTGAAGTCTTCTGTGAGTTGACGCTTAATCATCTCCACATCTATGGGGTTGCCATTGACATCTTGGATGTTGTCTTCAATGTCAAAGAAGTCGCCTTGACCAAAGATTGCTTCCATGATCTCAGCGTGGCGAGTCTCAACTGCTTGTTGGGTGGCGGGGGTAACAATACGGCTACGCTCTGATTCACGGGTTTTGTCTTCTACTGCCCATTCACCACGGAAAATGCGCTCGTACTCTAGCCAATAGGGAAGGAAGTTGGTATCTCTGTAATCACGCCAACGATCACAATGGTCAACAACAAAGGCAGTTAAGTCCTTGTCAGCCTGTGTAGGCTCATCGTAACTACCCTGTTCTTCGATCTTCACTTCTTTGTCTGTTGCCATTTAAACCCCACTAATTATGTCAACTGGCTCCCACTCATCTTCTTCAACATCCTCAAAGTAAGAAGTCACGGCTAACTGGTCAATATATGACAAAGCATCTGGCAAGTCATCATGCACTCCAATGGCGGGAAATAAAAGAAGTTGATCTTTAAATTCATCCCAATCCTCCTCAGAGTTCAGCACAATACGCCCATGCTCAAATCGACCTTGGAGGCTCCAGATAATTCTGTCAGCCTTTTTCCTGTTGCCATGCGTTAAGTCAACTATATGCGAATATACATTATTTTTACGCATAAGGTCAGAAAGGTAAGGCAAAACTGCATTTTTTAACGCACCTCGCTCAATTCCAACAGCCAAAGGTCGGTAATCTCGCATCTTCATTAGGATGGTTGCCGCAGTCTCACGGATGTCCCACCTACCAAACACAATCTCTTTGACAAACCATTTGCCATCTTCTGTTACCTTGACCACAGCAATAGCCGTCTGATCTAGTCTTTTCTTGGAATTAGCCGCTTGTTTGGCAACTTCCTCAAACCCAGCCAAGTCAATGGCCAAATAGTAACTGCCATACTGAGGTTCTTCCCCGTATTTGATCCATTCTTCCTTGAACACATTGCTACCAGCATTGGTGAAACTAGCCATGTATTCTTGCTTGAAAGCAAAGGTAGACAAGGTTTTCTTGGCTGACTCAATCTCAGTCGGGTCAATCAAGGGGTTGTCTTTGGTAGTGAAGTGCCAAGACTTCCAATCATCATCATCCTCAGTCTCGCCAAGTTTGAAAAGGTCATAGAACCAATTCCTTCCCTTCGGAGTCCCAATAAACATGGCTCTGCCTTTTTTGTCTGACAGAGAAGCCCTTATTACTTGCTCCCACGCTTCAGGCTTAATGTCTGCTACCTCATCCAGTACAGCGTAAGTCAAGCTGACACCACGGAGAGTATCAGGTCTGTCTGCGCCTCTAACGTAAATCTTTGCGCCATTGATCATCGTGATATCTAAGTTGTTTACATGACTACCTTGGATCACCTCTCGACCAATGTCCAACAGCAAATCCCAAATAATCTGCCTAGATTGCCCCATCGTAGGACTCACATACAGCACAGCTGATCCCTGTGGACACTTCAACGCCTCAATAATCAATGTCGTTGCCGCCAACCTAGACTTGCCACAACGCCTTCCAGCCGCAACAACCTTGAACCTCGTCTTGTCAGCAAAAACATCCTGTTGCCAAGGTAAAAGAGAAAAGTTCAGGTCAGACATCTTTCGCCTCCACATCTTCCGCATCTATCGTTTGGGCGTGATTGATCTCGCCAATGCCCGTGATGTTAATCGTTACCGCATTCCGTTGCTTGGCTTCCTTGTCAAACAGCGTGATCGGTAACGTCCTATCCAAACACATCTTCAACGCCGCCATTTGGCCTGGATGGTCATCGTTCAACGCAATCTCTATCACCTTCTGCGCCACATCCCTTCCACCAGAATTGATCATCAGGTCTTTGAGTTCCTTGATCCTCTGGTGATCCGTCTTAGGCAAAGACAGGGACGGGTTAGCCGCCCACCGCTGGATGGTGAGTTTCTTTACGCCTTTGGGTCTGCCAACCTTTTTTTTCAATTCGAGTTCACTCATAACAAAATTTTACTCCTTTTACCTTTTTGTGAGGGGAGGGGGGTACTGTAAAAACTCTGGCGGAGGCCGACCCCCTCCCCCCCATCCAAAACGCAAGACCTACTGGTAAACCCTAACAGTTTTGGCGGTCTACTTAATACTATGTTCATTATGTAAAGTTATTTTGTAGTTATGCACAGGTTATACAGAGAATTGTGTTGCGTTTCTGCACAGTCCACAGCAATTGTGGATAACTGGTCGTTTGGTCTGTGGATAACTGGATTAATTAACCGACCAGTCGGTCGGGAAACGGGAAAAGGGAAAGGGTCGGATGGTGCATTCCAGCCATACCTGACAGCAGACGGAGAATAGTTCGTTAAAACCCTCTCAAACCGCATTAAAACCGCCTACAACAGGTTTTTCTGGCTTAGACGGGGCAACGCCTAAGAAATCATCCAGATCGTCCTTGGGTCTGTATCCGTTGTTCCACAGCTTCTGATAAATTTCTAGCAAAGAATTCCAGCCTTGGGTCAGATCACCACGACCAGCGACCAAAAGGATTTTCCGTTCGGATGCTCCAAGTTTGCGCTTAAACCAGACAGTATCCGTTCTGCATGGTCTGCCTCTCATATAACCTCCAACTCAACCGCATAAACCTTCGCACCACCGCTTCTTTGCCTGTACTGCCAATCAAGCTGTTTATGCCCATCGTCTATGCCAAGCCAATCAGCGACACCATCACGGGTAGCTTTGAACGCCGACTGAAGGTTGTCACCATCCAACTGGCGAGGCGCAATCCTCGTTAGCACCAAGGTCAGGGGTAATGGTGGTGGCGTAGCAATACTCGCCAAGGCTTTGAACGCCTTTTGCCTTTGACTTTTCGCCAAACGAGCCTTAACAGCCCAATGTAGTCTTAAGTTCGCAATTGAGACAATCTTCATTTCTATCCTTATTTCAATCATTTCTTACCTTCTTCACCAAACAACAGCCCAACCCCAAAATCCCTATCCGATCCTGATCATCCGATCCATCCGCCATCCGAACCTTCCTTAGTCTATAGACTAAGGAGGAAGGATTCGGATGATTGGCAGGACGGACTTCGGATGGTTTCGGATGGTTTCGGATGATTCGGATGATAGTTTCGGATGCTATCCTTATTATCCGAATCATCCTTGTTCGGATGACTTCGGATGACTTCGGATGCAAATCAATCAACCTTTACCTCACTTGGCTGGCTATTTCTGCTCTTGTAACCACCATCTACCTCAACCACCAAATCCTTAGATATCATACTTTTTACTACTTCCCAAAATCTGTTATTTTTGACTCCATGCTCTTTGGCTGAGTCTCTCCACTCGTCATATCCAACTGGCCGTAACTGTTGATTCTGGTGCAAGCTAACTTCTAGCATCACCAAGCATTCCATCACTTGTTTCTGGTTTGGTGAGAGATAGGTCTTCTTTTGCACTTGGCTAACCAGACCGCTAATATCTACCGCTGTCAGATATGCACCTTTGACTGGCATTCCGTTTTTGTTGTTGATTGGCAAATCAACTTGGGTGATCTGGAAGTTCTTAGGACTTGGCATTTCCGCATCCTTCATCTTCTTACTCTCAAACGCTATAGTCTTTGTGCCTGAATCCAGTTGGCACTTGTACTCAGCATCCAATGCGCCTTTCAAGGCTGTTGAACCTCTGGATCGATCTTTGTCTGCGACTCCTGAATGGTGAACCACCATGACACAGCATTTCCAAGGTTGTCTTAAGTAGACATCCAGATGCTGAATAAACGCATTCATATCCTGAGT